TAAGCCGTCATAACCGCGAGTGTCTGGATTGTAATTATCGGGCACTTTAACTATCATTCCTTTAATTAAGTAGTTACGCCTTGGTATGCCATTAAACTGCTCGGAGTCAAATTTAAGCCCCGCGAGCGCGGTATTAGGGTAAGCCAGTTTAATATCATAAATTTCGGTATACGATGACCATAATGTGCCATTGACCATTTTAGCTGAGGTACTGTCTGGCGTTTCGCGCACAATGCGAATATTAAAGGGTGTTTGTGGTAATTTATCTAAAATCACCGATTGTAAATATTTACTGCGGGTTTTTTTATCTTTCAATTCCACGACTTCAACAGTGCGCCATGAATTACCCGAACCGACTTGGACTAACATTTTAACCGTTGTTTGATTAATATTACCTTTATTATCTTGTTCGTACATTGCTGACACACCAACAGTAACTCGAACGCGATCAACATTAGGATCGGTAATGGTTCTAACAATCGGTGTTGCTTGTTTAACTTCTAAATTAACTGGCACTTCATTTTCGGTATAATTAAAACCAGATAAAGGTTCTTGTACTTGCGTCCCTGCCGTCCATTCGACTTCTAAACCTTTAAAGTTATATTCTCCATCGCTGCTTTGCACTGGTGTATCATTAAGGAAAATACTTTGTAAGCCGTTTACGGGCCCTTCAATTTGTCCTTCGCACAGTAAGTCAATAATATTTAGCTGCTGCTTTGATTTTAAGTTATCAACTGCCTCTTTAGGCGTTTTTTGCTTGCCGCCACCTTTACCCATTATTCTGTCTCCAAACCTTGTGAAAGTACTTTAGACCCAATTTTCATGGTGCCATAACATAGTGGCACCGGCGCACCTTGTGCAATGGTATTATCTAAACTTGAAAAAGAGGTGTTTTTACTGGTGCTTTCATCTGTAGTATTAGTGGTAGGTAATTTAGTTAACATCATTGATACACCACCTAACATAAGTCCTATCCCGACTGCAATAAATGCCGACCCCGCCCAAATACCGACGATAGCAATGGCTGCACCAGCAATGATAGAAAAAATCCCTCCTTTTGCGCCAGCAACTTGAGGAACTAAATGGATAACCGCATCCTCGGTTAACTTGGTGTGCATACCAAATTTTAAGCTATCTTCAGTCATATCTTGACCATTGATACGGATTCGAAAATAACCCTGCATAATATTTTGCCTCAACCCTTTTATTTGTAGATATAAGCCATTTAGGGCTTCGGCTGCCGTTTCGGCATTTAGTTTAAATTTAGTGCCATATTGTTTAAGATCGCCGTAAAAGCGGATGGTTGCCATGCTTTATGCCTCCAAATTGAGTGTGTATATTTAAGCCAGTAGCCGTTATATAAGTCACGAGTTGATAAACGTTTTGGGCAGTGATGTAAAATCATCTGGTTACCTAGGTAAATTGCCGCATGATTAGGCACTTTTGCGCCAAGGTTAACCAAAATAATATCGCCTTGTTGCGCTTGACCTTGGCTTGGGGTAACTTGATAAAAACCATTAACCGGCAATAACTCTAAGTAGAGGTTTTTACCTTCGTCCCACCAATTGCCTTGCCGATCATAATTAGGCAGTGTAATGCCCGTTAGTCCATAAGCATCAATCAGCATAGTAAAACAGTCATCAATGCCATACTTAAATTCACGTCCAATTAGTGGCTTAATATAGTTAAATTGATAAATTTCATTATGACAAACTAACCACCAAGCGAGCTTTGTTTGCTGCTGAAAAAGCTGATCTGCCTCACTTAAAATAGGCAAACCATTAGGATGAGAATGAACAATTGCCGTAATTTCGCCATGATTTTCAGCACGGATCCAATCATCAGGTGAAATTTCAAAATTATTTTGCCTATCAACTGCGATATTTTCACAGGCAAAATACTGTTTATTATCAATAATTAGTCCGCAACATTCATTATAACCACAAGCTTTTGCATGCTTTAAGATTTGTTTTTTTATCATACATTACACTCGTTAAGAGAGTTTTGCTGCGGAAGGAAAACCACCAAAAGGTAAAATGCCATGTTCACCAAAGCGCAATTTGCAGCCTTTTAAGCATCGACTACATTTATCTTTGGTTAGATCATTAGTTGGCTTATCAAACTCATCAGCCACCGCGAAACCNGTATAACCACACTCCGATGAGCGATACCCCCAAGCACAAGTATGGGCGATAATGACCCGCGCCGGAATTAATGCGCCATCAGATTCACACGGCAATGCTAGCTCAAAACTTGCCGTTTCAGAATTTAAGCTGGTTAATCGCTCAATGATATAATTGGATACAACTTCTTGAGTCGGATCAGCGGCTGGGTTACCTGCGGTAAAATTGCCACCATCCAAAAACTTGGCTATGACTTGATGACGAATGACAATAGCGCCCAGTAAATCTTCATAATCTTGACTTAATCCAGTAATGAGCCCTGAAATATTAGCAACGGTTAACGTTGGCCGGTTGCTGGTACCTTGACCGCTTTTTTCAAACCCTTGCGCCGCAATAGGGTACGGCTCATAGATATTACCCTGCCAAATAATCGCTTGGCGCATTTCATTCATGCCGTTGTGGAAACGAAATAGTGTTTTATCACCAACAATCTTGCTTAAATCGACTTCAAATAGTTCGATAATGGTATCTTGCTCAATTTTACTTAATTCCAATAAGCTATTTTGTAAGATCATGCGACAACCTCTTCAAAACTGGCGGTAATCGTTGTAACAGTACTATCAACCGAAGTTGACCATGTTGGGCATTTAACGGTGATAACGCGGTGGCGATTAGGTTCACGCCATAAAAAGGCTTTAACGCCTTTATGTTCACTTAAAAAGCGATCAATATATTGTGATTCTTGCCGAGGAACTTTTAAAGTCACCTCATAGGTTCTTAAATCACTGTTAATGCCATCTTGTTGCCGCTGTTCGTAGCCATCACCAAATTTGATGGTTTTTACTCTCGGTTGAGAGCGCTCAGTCATATTTGGCATAACATGCCAATGAAATTGTTCCATAATTTTCCCCAAATATGGTTACTTCAAATTTTATCCAATAAAAAACCCCGCAGTTGCGGGGAAAAATAAAAATTTTATAAAGGTAGATAAAATCAATATCGATTTAAGACGCCGCCAGGCCGTTGTTGTTCTTGAATAATGCTCATAACGGATTGTTTAATCATGCTACCCAGTTGTTTGCCGTCTTCCTCTGACACATCGCCGCCACTAATCGTTACCGGTACGTTTACGCTAAAACCGGATGATCCTTGATTTGAAGATTGTAAAAAGTTTTTCAAATCGGCATTTGTGCGCGCATCAACCACTCGTTCGCCTTTATCGAGTAACCATGTGCCTTCACTAGGAATTGAGTCAATACCAGAATGCGCCATACCTGATATACTTTGTGCGGCAATAATTCCAACTGAAGCATATCCCATTCCCCTAACAACACCAGACATAACCGTTCCGAATTGTCCCCCTAATTCTAGTGCTTTATTGGCTGCAACCTCGGTACTGATAATAGCTTGTGCTAACGCACTAGCTTTACTGGCTAAAAACATCACTTTATACGCGGTAGAACCTTCCGCTCCCATTTGCTTCAATACATCAGCTACTCCCCCTGCCATGGTACTGAACATATCAATTGATGTCATAGTATGTTCTTGATTTAGATCGCTTAATTTATCAGTCATATCTTGCTCAATGGCAGTTATATTATCAGCGTACTCTTTTTGATTAATCTGCTTTTGCTCTAATGCTTCTTTTTGGTAAGCAATATCATCATTATATTTTGCCTGAAGATCATCTTTTTGATCATTGATTTGATCTAATCGATTGGAACCCGATGTTAGCTTACCTGCAATTGAAAAACCTTTTGAAATATCACCTAACACTGTTGAGGCTAAATTATTGTCACCAAAAGCATCGCTAGCAATCCCTGCATATCCTGAAAATAATGATGACATTTGGTCATATTGATAAACATCTTTTTCGCTATTAATATCTCTTACATCACGGCCGTATTGCTTATCCTCAAGTTTACCTGCATG